GACGGTGAATATAATCATTGCCGCCATAGATATCCAAGCCATACGCCGTTGAGCGTCAGCTTTCTGATCAGCATTTTCTGCTTCGTGTATTTTCTGAACAACTTCTAGTTCTTTGTCACTCACTACACCATCCTTATCCAAATCATATTCATTATATTGCGATTCTGATTGTAATTTCTTCTGAACCACGATATTAACTCCTGTTTTTTATTAATTTTTCTTTTGTCGCTCCTTTTCATCCTTTAACCACTGTGTCAATAATCCAACATAAATATCTCTTTCCCAAGGTATCATATTTTCAATCTCTGTTAAACTATACTTATGATGTTGCATCATTCCAAAATTAATCTTAAAGTACGCTGACAGATTATTATGAGAAAGAGTTATCCTAAAAAATCTGATAGTCCCTCCAAAGTAATTGTAGATTTTACCTGTGTGTTCGGATTAGTAATCTCTACCTCATGTGTAAGTTTTGGCATCGACTCAAAGAAATCATTCAAAGACGCAAATTGATCTTGCGTTAGACTATCTACAAACTCATCAAGTTCTTTTTTAGATATATCCACAATATTATAAACGTCCTCACCAAAAGTAATTGACTTTATGCAGCTCTTAACAACAGAAAATATTTGCTCGGTCGGACTCTCTGTTTTTTGAGCTAACATACTGCTAGCTGCAGTTGGATAACTCAATTCAATAGAAACATCATTTCCAGACATATCTTTACCAAGAGAACATGACGAGTCGTGATCAACATCAAGTGTGACTTCGATGTCTTCAAGGTTAATCTCTGTCTCAACATAAGTTTTATTATCATCTGAACAGAGTAAATTAACAGTTACCGTTTCAGAAATCGACTTCTGCCTAATTTTAATAAATGCATATTCAATATCAAACATAGGATCATCGTTTGATCCTATTTTTTCAAAAGTGCAAGCACTAACCAAATCAAGGACTGCCTGATTGGTCAATTCTTGTTTATTTTCCTCCATTGCAAGAAGCAAAATCTTTTCTTCTTTGACCAGAAATGGTCGATATTTAATTTCCTCTCCCGTAGAGGGAACGATCATATTATATGTCGGTGTTTCAAGTTTCGGCAAAGCCATATTGTTATCTCCTTTTTCAAATCACTTATTCAATTTCTGTTGATCAATCATCCACTGGACTGTTCAATCTGCGTCTTTCAGATTCTCTAGTCCTTCTGTGTATGTTAGTTGGTTGTTGAGTTCCATATTCAGCTATGTCACTCCAGTATCTAAAATTGAAATCAACAGAAAAATCTTTGACAAATTCATTACTGGCCATTGTAAATTCTACTGACCCAATGGTTGAAGGATATGCTTCCCACACTCTGTATCCTGCTGTTGGTCTAAAATTTCTGTCCAATACAAAAATATCTATAGTCCCGATATACTCTGAATAATATTTTAGATTCCATGTAGCATCACTGTACATCAGTTTTTGCCACTGTTGGAAATACTTTTTTATATCAAATCTTTCGTCCATGATAAATTTCATGGCTACCGCATCTGCAAATTGAACACCAGATACAATATTTCTGTTTGGTCCATATATGTTATTGTCTGGAATTGTATCTAGTGTATTGCCTGGCAAAGATACTGAATGTGTTCGGATCATCATCCGGCGTAGAGCAATGGAGCCTTCTCCAAGAATTTCGGGTGGATTAATATTTACTTGAAATCTATTTAATTGAGGCATACCACCTGATGCTAACTCTGTGCGTAGCTGATCAATAGCACTGGATACTCCTCTACCAGGCCTGCCCCCTGTTTCGCCTGGAACCGGCGTTGGTATAGGACGAATTGTTGGAGAAGCAAAAGCATTATCTAAAAGTTCTTGACCTTTTTCTGTATTGTCTGCCATTAGATCATTTTCCTTGAATCTGACCAAACCGCTTTCGCAGAAGATTTTTTGAAATTGTGAACAGGGAGCAATGTTGCTATAACCAATTCATCTTCCTCAATCTTACGAAATTGTGATTTCGTATATCCAGCCAAGTATCTGTGTATAGTCGGTCTAACTAGTTTAACTCCCTTGATAGCATTGTAACTTGTCTGTAAATCAGAATCTAACATCTTATCTAACAAACGCATCCTCAATGGTATCGGCAAATAATGAAAATTCAACCCAAGAAATCCATCTGAATAGTTTTCTATAGGTAACACCAGTGGGAATGAATCATAGTATGGTAATTTCTTTTTGTGTTTAGGTCCATACACAAACATATTCAATGTTCCACCAAACGGTGAGCTTCTTCTCTTACCATCTCTAATGAGGTCTAACCGGCCGGGCTGACCAAATTCCTTGATCTTCTCCCGATACCATTCAGTTGAGTATGGTTTGCCTTTTGCAGCGTCTATAACGCCCTGTATGTAATCGCTATCAGCCATACCCTTATTTATAACGAATACCCAAATCATCTTCAGTCAGTATTTTAAATTCCATGCCATTATCCAAACACCAAGAATTTGCTGACTTCCATTTGGCTTCATTGACTCCCCATGTTTTGACTTCAGAGAACCAACGCTTAGTTTTTCTTGCGGGTTTGGGGTCTGGTGGACTGCATTGTTTCTTTGGTTTAACTTCAATGATGTATTTCTTTACCTTGTTGTCATGCTGCTTGACCTTTATATAGAAGTCTGGAAAGTAACGATGCACTCGGCCATCCCAAGGCGAAATATAAGGTATAATTACTTCTTCGCTACCCCATTCGATTATAGAACTGCTTTGGTCACAATATACCATGAATTTTCGTTCCCAAAGAGAACGGTAAATTATGTTGTTAGGATTCCCTCTGTATTTTGAAGGATTTTTTGGTGTGTAGATACCTTTGTATGACATGATGTATAAATACCTTATAGAAATACTATTTAGGAAGGTGCAATATAATGGCAAATGTAACCAGAACCCGTCAATCCTTATCACAGGTTAGAGCGTCCGGCGCTGCCAAAACGGCTCAAAGGCATACAACTGCCAATGAACAAATTAGTTCCGCACAAGGACTAGACGGCAAAAAAGTTAATGGGCAAAGACTTGCAGGCCCTCAGCTATTATCCTATCCAATCGACAATGCTGATACTCAACAGGGTCACTATGTCATATTCCAAATTCATGCAATAAGTAACGGAAAATTTACAAAAATTACAGACAGTTCAGGATTCAAGAAACGATCTTTTGCACTGAAGGGAAAATCAAAGTCAGTCGCAACACAAATTGCACTGTACATGCCAGCGGAAGTTAGTGTGCAATATAAGTCAAACTATGAAGATATAGAAATAGGCGCAACAGCAGAAAAACTTGCTGGCCGTCTTGCCGATTTTAACAGCTCTAAAGAATTTTGGGGGGCGGCGGCCGCCATAGGTGGTGGAGCGGTAGATGCTGCTAAAGGTATGGCAAAACGAAGTGTAAGTACTGCTGTTAGTGGTGCTGCCAATATTGTTGGTGGTCAAGGTTTAAAAGAAGCAATAATGTTAACAGAAGGAAAGGTAGTGACCAAAAAAATGGAAATGCTTTTCACAGGTGTTGCCAGAAGAAAATTTTCATTTACATTTGCATTTATACCCAAGTCATTCCAAGAAGCGCAACAGATAGAGCAAATTGTTCAGGCCTTTAAGTTGGCAATGCTTCCTAGATACGCAGAATCTTTTGGCGCTGTGGTTGGAGCGGTTATTGGTGCTGGTGATTCGACAGGAGCGGGTGGTGAGGGAAGAACTATGTCAATTCCAACCACAATGGACATAAAATATTTCTTCAATAGTGAAAATGGTGCCCCTAAAGAGAATGAGTATATAAATAAAATTTCTACATGTTATTTAACTGATCTTGATGTTAAATATGGTGGAGATAGATATACTGCCTACGCTCCTCGTGATGGAGACAAAGGAGCTCCGCCACAGAACACAACAATTGCAATGTCATTTGAAGAAGTAGAAATCATCACACAAGAAGCAGCTGCACAGGGTTACTAATATGTACTTTGAAAAATTTCCAAGAATACAATATACCAATACTGCAAATGGTAATCCCGTTACTGTGACTAATATATTGAAACGGATTAGTGCCAGGCAAGCTCTTAAAGAGAATAGCACAATACTAGAAAAATATTTAATAAGAGGAAGTGAAACGCCCGAGTCTCTTGCATTTGATCTATATGGGGATGCTGAACTTCATTGGGTTATTTTGTTGGTCAATGACATATATGATCGTTATCATCAATGGCCGATGAATGTTAATCAATTTCAAGCATATCTCGCTTCAAAATATGATAATCCCGATGGTGTTCACCATTATGAAATAGCACAATCCTCTGGCGACACAAATGTGACCATAAATATTGGGAGTGACAATTCAGACTATCCATCAGCCACTCTTGTAACAAACTTTGAATTTGAAGAAAAGTTGCAAGATGAGCGAAGATCGATAAGTATTTTGGCGGGCAATTTTATTAGTCAATTTGTAAAAGAATACGAATCTTTACAATCAAACTAGAGGCACATAATGGAATTTACTCAAGCGGGGCAATTTGATATTGAAGAATGTACTCTGTTAACTTCAACTGGTAATATTATACCTGTCCACAAATCAATAGTAGAATTGACCTTATATGAAGGAATCTATGAGAATTCTCTTTATGGTGAAGTCATGATTCTTAATGATATTGCGTTAACGCAGAGCGGCCCATTTGTTGGTCAGGAATATCTAAAGTTGGTTGTGTCAACTCCAACACTACAAGATTCTACCCATAAACTAAAATTTGATAAAAACGTCTTTCATGTTACCAAGGTTGGGCAAACAGAAGAGAATGGTGCTGAAGTGCTTACTCTAGAGTTTTATTCAACAGAGAGTATTCACAATCAACGCACTCTTTTGTCTAGATCATTTAGGGGTGAGTATCACAAAATAGTTGAAGATATATTGAGAAATGATTTAAAGTCCAGAAAGAGATTGTATATTGAGAAAGCCAATGATACTAAAGAGCATATTTCTGATAATGTTCACCCATTCCAACTTATTCAACAATTTACTACACAAGCAACGGCACAGAAACATGGATTGAGCTCATTTGTATTCTTTGAAAATCTTAGGGGATATCATTTTAGGTCTTTGCAGAGTTTATATGCTGAGGGTAGCAGATTTAAGTTTAACGAGTCTGATGCGAACACCACACCGGGCGATCCTGGCGATCCAAGAGTAACTGGTCAGAAACCAAATGCAATTATGACTCTTGAACTAGAAAAAATTCTTGGAATTAAAATTTTGGATCAAACAGACGTTGCAACCGCATTTGGATCAGGTGCGTTATCTTCTCGTTTAATAACTCATGATATCGTGCAGAAAAAATTTAATGTGAACACCTACAATTATCTAGATGATACAAGTTTGCAAGAGCACGGCCTAGAAAAATATGCAACCAGAAATGCTGGGTTCGGAAAGGCGATCAAGGATGCTCCCTTATATAACAAAAGTACGGTAGATGATGCTGGAAATAGAATTTCTGATTTTATCCCTATTCAGTATTTAGCCCCAGTTACTACAGTTAAGAACAAAAATGAAGTTTATAAAAATTCACAATATGAAGTCTACAATGGAAATAAGGGAGAAACAGAATTTATTTTTGATCCTGTTAGAGCAGAAACTACATTACAAAAAAGACGATCCCTATTTGCAAATTTAGAAACTGGAATTCCTATAGAACTTTGGGTTAACGGCAATACCACAATTGGGGCTGGAGATATAATAAGTGTAAATATAAAAAAGAAATCAGACGATGAAGACCCAACGCATGATTTTATAAGAAACGACTTTCTTGTAAAATCAATTAAACATGTGTTCACCAAGGAAACGGAGAAGCACCATATGTTCATAACGATTGCGAAGGACAGCAGGTCTAAAGAACTTGAATCTGTCGATCATGCAGAACCTAAACCATTTAATAGCCAACCCGTATATTCTGATGATGAATTCTATGGTGACATCCCCGATTATGATGAAGATTGAAATACAACTATTTTTTAACCAGAAAGGAGATATTAACTCAAAACATCATGGCAAAGAAACCCTCTAACCAATATCATAAGAAAAAGGAAGAGAAAATGTCTAAAGCTAAAAAC